TAACGAACTGTTTACTAAAGAACAAAGTATTCAAAAAAGTAATTGGTATAGTTTCTTAAAAGAACTTAGGAGTTTTGCTAGGAAAAGACTTTTAAACTTTGACGTTAGGGATATCACAAAGTCAAATTTAAACAAAAGAGATTATAAATACCTAGCAACAAATTCCGGAGACGACAACATGACAGAATCAAAATTATACGGAACTGGTAAAGTAAGTTACCAAAACGTAGACAGCGCAAGAATAGTTATTAAGCACACTGAAAGTGTTAACCAAGAACGTGCAGGCGGACGCACACAAAAAATTGGAACTATTCATATTGAAAGTGTAGAAGGCGAACGCTTTAAGTATCCGTTCAAACATTTGAATGGTGCAAGAGCAATGGCACGACACGTAGCAGAAGGCGGTAATGCGTATGATGACTTTGGCAAACACATTGTTGGTATGTCAGAAGAGCTTAGTAAGCTAAAGAAATTTAAGAATCATATGTCAAGAAACGGTGTCATGGCCGAAGGTCTTGCAGAATACAGTGACGTAGTAAATGATCGTATTGACGCAGTAAAACGTACAGTAGAAACACTGCAACGTAAAAATGTATACGCAGAAGCAGTTGCAAATTTTGAATCAACTATACTTGAAGACGTTCCGGATGATGTTTCAAGTAACTGGATTGACCAACTTACTATTCGACAGTTTAACGAAGAACTATCAGATGTATTTCCGTATATCTATAAGCTAGTAAGCGAGCATACTAAAGCATTGTCACTTGGACCTCAAGAGTTATTGGGCGAAGCAGTTGGTCAACAGATTTTCTTAGACTTCCAAAAACATTTAACAGACATTGAACGTACAACCGATACTGAAGAATTTACTGCAAAACTTGAAGGACTAGGTTATAGAAGCGCCGACTCAGAAGACTATGAGATCGATCTCGACGATGTACCTGTTAAAATTACAATAGACGCATTTGGTTCGGTACAAGAAGGCGAATTTAAAATTGTTAGTGTTGTTGGCGATGATGGCACACAGTATGTACTAGACCAAACTGACACTTGGGATATAGGTATGTATACTGATGCTTTCAGTGACGCATTAGCAACTGAATCAGCAGAAGAAATTGGAATTGATGCACACTTTGACGGCATGATGGGACAGTTTGGCGAAGAAACAGCAGAAGAAACAATGGTATGTAAAGACTGTGGTGATGAAATGCACAAGCCCACATCAGATTGCAAACACGATTGTGATGATGAAAGCGGTAGCTGGTGGATGCCAAAATCCGAATCAAGCTACAATGAAGAAGAAGTTAGCGAAGCATACATTAACACAAGTAAAGATGCTATTGATGTACTAGGTGCATTACGTGGCAAAGGTAAAAAGATTGAACGTGGACAAGACGATGATCAAGGCAACTTAGCAAACGCATATGCAAACGATGTATGGGATGTATATAGTTTCATTGAAGCAAGAACAAAAGGCTTTAAAGGATTAGATAAATCTGCTATGGCATCTATTGAAGCAATGATGAAACTACGCGGCGAAGCTAAGAAATTAGAGCGTGACGCAGATTCGGGTAAGAACGGCAAGTTTGGTAATCAAATTGTAAACACGTTGTACCCTGTAATAGAGTACTTATACACAACTGACTTTGACAGAAATGCCAAAGAAGATGAAGCAGAATGTGACGATGATCCAGCAATGGGCAAAGAAGGCGCACCTGCACCTAAAGAGCAAAAGACTCCATTAGGTGAGTTTATCGTTAGTTACTACGACAGAGAAGCAGGCGAATTTCCAAAAGGCGAAACAGCAATACTTACTATGATCGAAAAGGACTATGGCGAACAGTATATTACTCCTGCTAAAAAGTTTATTGAGCAGTTGCAAGCAACTGTAGAACAACATCAAATGCAAACACAACCACAGCAAATGGAAACTGAAGGGTCAGGCATGGAAGCAGATGAAGTTCAAGCTATTCTTGCCAAGCATCCTAAAGCGGCAGCGGCACTAAAACAAGGTGCTGATATTATGGACCACGACGACTTATACGATGATTTATATGCATACTTTGCCGATTCGGGTGATATGCCATATGGTACACAAAAAGCTAGAGATGGCGACCCGTACGAATGGGTACACGATAAGCTAGATTCTCTAGGATTACTTGGCGAAGAATCACAAAATATGGATAGAATTCGTGAGTTAGCAGGACTACGCTAACCCACTTATAAGTTTTATTTCTTTTTCTTTAAAAAAGACTTGACATTGTTCAGTATCTGTTATATAATAATAACTGTGCTGTAACATTAAAGGCACTGTAGCAATGTAGCTACGCACTAGAACAAACATAGGCACTATTAGGAGGCATTAACTATGGCATCATTAGCAGAAATACGAGCTAAACTTAAAGAACAAGAAGTTAAAACTGGAGGCGGACAACGCACTGGCGGAGACAATGCAATTTATCCTTTTTGGAATATTGCAGAAGGTCAAAGCGCAACTATCCGATTCCTTCCAGATCGAGACGAATCCAACACATTTTTCTGGACAGAGAGACTTATGATTAAGTTACCTTTCTCTGGAATTAAGGGCGAGCCTAACAGCAAGCCTGTACAAGTACAAGTACCTTGTATGGAAATGTATGGCGACAACTGCAATATTTTAGCAGAAGTACGCGGTTGGTTTAAAGACGCAAGTCTAGAAGACATGGGTCGTAAGTACTGGAAAAAGCGTTCATACGTATTCCAAGGCTTCGTAACAGATAATCCGTTACAAGAAGACTCTACACCAGAGAATCCAATCAGACGCTTTATTATTGGACCACAAATCTTTCAAATCATTAAACAGGCTCTTATGGATCCTGATATGGAAGAGTTGCCAACAGACTACACAGGTGGTGTAGACTTCCGTCTTAACAAAACTAGTAAAGGTGGTTATGCAGATTACAGCACATCAAATTGGGCACGTCGAGATCGTCCATTAGGTGATGCAGAAATGCAAGGTATTGATACACACGGGTTATATAACCTAGGTGACTTCCTTCCAAAGAAGCCAGACGCAATTGCAGTAAAGATTATGCAAGAAATGTTTGAAGCATCAGTTGACAATCAACCATATGATGCAGATCGTTGGTCACAATACTTCCGTCCAGCAGGTATGCAGTCACGTACAGGCGATCCAAATATCGCAAGTGCAGGCGGTACAGCAACTTCAAGAACTGCGGATGCACCAGTTGCAACTCCAGTAGTAGAAGCAGTAGCGGCACCTTTTGCGGCAGACGTAGCAACAGCTGAAGCATCTTTTGCGGCACCAGTTGCAGAAGCGGCACCAGCGGCAGCGGCACCAAGCGGCGATGCAAGTGATATACTTGCAATGATTCGCGCCAGACAAGCCTAAAATTAGGTACACCATGTAGGGGAGAAATCCCCTACACTACTTTGACTTTTTAGGAGAAAACATGGCTAAGTCATTCGACGTAAGCAAGTTCCGTAAGGACTTGACTAAAAGTATCTCAGGCATGAGTACAGGATTTAACGATCCTACTGATTGGATCAGTACAGGATCATATGCACTAAACTATCTTATCTCAGGAGACTTTCACAAAGGTGTTCCGCTAGGTAAGGTTACTGTGTTTGCAGGTGAATCAGGAGCAGGTAAGAGTTATTTCTGCGCTGGCAACATTGTAAAACACGCACAGGATCAAGACATCTTTGTAGTACTAATTGACACAGAGAATGCACTTGACGAGAGCTGGTTGCAGGCATTGCAAGTAGACACAAGCCCAGAAAAGTTACTCAAACTCAATATGAGTATGATCGACGATGTGGCAAAAACTATCTCAACATTTGTTAACGACTATCGTGCAATGGACGAAGAAGACCGTCCTAAGGTATTGTTTGTAGTTGACTCATTGGGTATGTTACTAACACCTACTGACGTTGATCAGTTTAACAAGGGTGATATGAAAGGTGATATGGGTCGTAAGCCTAAGGCATTGACTTCACTTGTTCGTAACACAGTTAACATGATTGGCTCATTAAACGTTGGACTAGTATGTACTAACCACACATATGCATCGCAAGATATGTTTGACCCAGATGATAAAATTAGTGGCGGCGCAGGCTTTATCTATGCATCAAGTATTGTTGTTGCAATGAAGAAGATGAAGTTAAAAGAAGATCTAGACGGCAATAAGATCTCAGAAGTTATGGGTATACGTGCTGGTTGTAAAGTAATGAAGACTCGTTATGCAAAGCCTTTTGAAGGTGTGCAAGTGAAGATTCCTTATGAGACTGGTATGAATCCGTACAGTGGTCTAGTTGAATTGTTTGAGAAGAAGAACTTGTTAGTTAAGCAAGGCAATCGACTCAAGTACATTGACTTAAATGGTGAAGAACATCTTGACTATCGCAAGCAATGGTTAGGTCCTAAGCTAGACACTATTATGGCAGAGTACGATGAAAAGATGAAGCCGTCAGTAGTTGTTGATGATGTCATGGAAGATGCAACCGAAGAGCAAATTGAGGAAGCAACTACTAATGAATGATGAACAGATCGTAGAGGTATGGGTTATTTTTAAAGAGTACCTAGATAAGAAGCATATTGAAATGGCTGCAGAGCGTTATGTTGATATGTTAGCCGACTATGGTACTGGCGAAGAAGTGCTAAGAGAGTGCTTCGGTAGCTGTAACGTTTTAGATCATGCAATTAATTATTATCTAGAACTTGATACCGAAGACTCACACGATGATGAAGACGACTTAGGTTGGGAAGAATAAATGGGTTGGTATAGCGAAGTAAGTAGAGACATCAGTAAGATACCTGATGCTGTTGCATTTTTTGAAAAAGAACTGCATGAAGCACGATTAGAGGTTAAGCTATCTGGTAACGTAGAGCGCTCTGCTTCGGCTATGCCAGGCATTGTTGAACATCGCTTCCACCAGTTACAAGAAGTAGAAGCGATCCTGCACTATTTAAATATTGAGCTACGTAGGTTGCGTAGCTCATTTTTTAAGAAATATCTTGAAAACTATCAAAGGGCATTGTCTAGTCGCGACGTTGAAAAATACGTAGACGGTGAAACAGATGTAGTTGATATGGAAAAGATTATTAATGAATTTGCGTTAATGCGTAACAAATGGCTAGCAGTCTTAAAAGGTCTCGATCAGAAGCAATGGCAGATAACTAATATTGTAAAACTAAGAGTAGCCGGAATGGAGGATGCATCAGTATAATGAAATACACATTTGTAACAAGTCTTAACAACGAATATTGGAATTCGACATCAAAAGTAAATGTACAAAGTTGGGCAGAACATCTACCTGACAACGTAGACATTGTAGTATACAGTGAAGATAATATTGATGTCGGAGCAGTACACCCACGAATAATTTATAAAGAGTTATATAACGCATCACCAGATTTAGTTGCGTTTAAAGAAAAGCACAAGGACAATCCGCATTACAATGGTCACATTGGCATGAAGCAAGAAGGTGGTACTAAAGCATTTAAGTGGCGTGGTATTAAGTTTGCTCATAAAACATTTGCAATATTTGCAGAAGCTAAAGTGCAACAAGACAATTGGCTAGTGTGGCTAGATGCCGATGTATTAATGCACACTCCCATGACACAGAAATTTTTAGATAAACTTTTTCCAGATCATAAAGCAATTACATACTTAGGTCGCCCGGGTGAGTACGACGAGTGCGGGTTAGTAGGTTATAATCTTAGCAACCCGATTGCTAGAGAATTTATTAACAATTTTGAAAATCAATATTTAACTGGATTGGATCACTTGCGTGAAACACATGACAGTTGGGTGTTCTTTCAGTTACGATTGTCGTATGAAGACCAAGAACCATTTTTAGATTTAAATCCAAATCCTATTAATGCTAAAAGTCCTTTTAACAACAGTGGCATAAATCAAGTTATGGTACATACTAAGGGCAATGCTAAAGAACGTATTCAACAAAAGTTTCTAAAACGATTTGCATTAGAAGCCGCCAGAGAAGACCGTAAGAAATTAATGGGAGATATGTTAGCAGAAACAATTCCAATAGCCGACGCTACTCGTAACCATACAGCGTCAACCAATGGAGATACACATGACTGAACTAGCAGACCATTTAGGCGGACATGCTAATAAAACACATCTTGATGTTGGCGCACTAACTTGGCTTAAACAAGAATTTAATGCAACTACATACTTAGATATCGGTTGCGGCCCTGGCGGAATGGTAGCCCTTGCAGGTACTATGGGCCTTGATGCAACTGGAGTTGACGGTGATCATACATTAGTTAGACCTAATAAAAATACATTTTTACTGCACGACTTTGCAACTGGGCCAATTAAATTAGACAAGCAATATGATTTAGGATGGAGTGTAGAGTTTGTTGAGCATGTAAACGAAGAATTTATTCCAAACTATATTACTGCCTTCCAATCATGTAAAGTAATTGTAATGACATATGCTCCACCAGGATGGCCCGGTCACCATCATGTTAACTTACAAGAAGAAGACTACTGGATTGCTAAAATGGCAGAATACGGATTAATACATAGTGCTGAATTAACAACTACACTACGTGAAGTATCTACAATGAACTATCCTAAGAAAGCTAAAAAAGCATTTGTACGTAACAGAGGCTTAGTGTTTATTAATGACAATTAAAGTTGTTGCAATTAAAGAATTGCTTTGGTCGTGGCATCCAATTCCTTCAAGTTGGATCGTAGTACCTGCATC